ATTTTACCGGCGGATGTAATCGACGCCCTCAAGCGTCAGATGGGTGCGCGACAATATCGTCAGGAAATGGAAGCGTCGTTCGAAACGGCAACCGGTCGCATATATAGCGACTACTCAACACGTAACCACACGAAGCGGACCATTAAACCGACTGATCAATTAATGTGGATGCACGATCAAAACTATACGCCGCTATCGTCTGCGATTGGTGTACGGGATAAAAACAAACTCTATTTGATGGACGAAATCGTCCTCGAGTCCGCTATCAGTAAACAGTCGGCGATGGAGTTCGTCGATAAATTTGAGGATCACAAGAACAAACACGTTTTAATATACGGCGACCCAGCGGGTCGCGCCGGTGAGAAACACGGTCACGCGTCGGACTATACTGACATTGAAGGCGTACTGCGTTCGAACGGTTGGACCTTCGATCGACGTGTGCACCCGTCACATCCTGCAATTAAAGATCGTCAAAATGCGGTACGCGCTAAGATATTAAACGCCGCGGACGAAATTAGTTTATTCGTTAACCCGTCAACCGCTGTATGGTGCGACAAAGGTTTATCGACTGTACAGTTACAAAAGGGATCGTCCTTCCAGGAAGATCAGAAAAATCAATATCAACATATCACGACCGCGATCGGGTATTGTATTGACTTTGAATGGTCAATCGCTACAGAATGGAGCGCGGTCGGTAAAGTGAGGATGTGACATGGCAGTAAACACGAAAAATACTATAAGCACCGAGGTCGAAGCTGATCTCGAAATGATCTTGTCGTTATGGGGTGGTACACGCGTGATGCGTGACGCGGGTGTAACTTACTTACCGCAGGAACCAGGCGAGGAAAAAGAAGCCTATAACAACCGAAAAGCGCGAACGACATTAACGAACATATTCAAAAAAACGGTTAATACCTTCGCGGGTCGGATATTTGAAGATCCCGTCACTGTAACCGAAGCTGATCAATTCAATGAATTTTTAGAAAACGTTGATTTAGAGAGTCGCGACTTTCACCGGTTCTCGCACGATTTAACACGGTTCGCGATACGTGACGGGCTTCGGTTTATTCTTGTCGACGCACCGGTCGCCGAAGATGTCAAAACAAAAGCCGACGAAAATAAAGCAGGTATCCGACCTTATTTCGTTGAAGTTGATCGACGTCAAGTTTTAGGGTGGAAAACCGAAGTTTCAGGAAGTGATCGAATATTCTCTCAATTCCGCTTTATGGAAAAAGCCGAAGTTATCGAGGACGAATTTACGACGACAGTAATCGATCAAATTCGCGTTATTGAACCGAATCGCGTTCGATTGTTCCGTAAGGATGGCGCGGGTAATTGGCAGTTACATCAAGAAATCCCGACGTCGATCGATTTCGTTCCGGTCGTTCCGGTATTCTCAGATCGTCAAGGTTTTATGAAAGCTCAACCGCCGTTACTTGATATTGCATGGCTAAACGTCGAGCATTGGCAAAAATCAAGCGATCAATCAAATATTCTACACGTTGCGCGGGTGCCGATCCTACATTGGGCAGGCTATAAAGCGGCGTACAATGACGAAGGTAAAGAAACCGAATTAATCGTCGGACCTAACACCTTAGCAAAATCACCGAATGAAAACGCGCGACTCGAATACGTTGAACATTCAGGCGCGGCGATTGGTGCCGGTCGTCAGGATTTAATCGACATTGAGGATCGGATGGTTGCGCTCGGTGCTGAATTTACAACGCCCCAACATTCCGGAACCGTTACGGCAACCGAAAAAGCGATCAATGAGTCCGGCGATATTTCCGAACTAAGCGCGTTCGCTCAAAATCTAAAAGACTCGTTAACCGTGGCTATGAATATGGTCGGTAAAATGATGGGTATAGAATTTAAGGGAACGGTGAACGTACCGACCGACCTCGGAATAATGCACGATGCCGTCAATATTGCCGAACTCGTTAAGTTACGAATGAACGGCGATATTAGTCGCGAAGGTACGTTCGAAATACTTAACGACGAGTGGGATACTAACCTCGACGCCGAAGTCGAAGCGGAACGACTCGAAAACGAGGTCCCCGCGTTAGGTGCGGGCGGTAATGTTGACGATAGTGAGTTTAATCTTAATTCGGATGGTGACGATAAATAATGAGCGTCGGCGACGATTTAAGAGATAGCGCGACGCGTCATTCGGTTTTTAATTTGCGATATGCCCGAACAACATATCGCAAACATTTAAAAATTATCGACGAGGCCGTCGCGGATATTACAAATAAGTTGGCGGTTCGTGCGCCTGGAAGCGGGTTATTAACGCGTGCGCGTATGGAAGCGGTTCTCAAAGATATTAAAAAATCGAGCGTCTTATTATATGAAGGGTTACGATCTGGAACGGATGAAAGCCTAAAAGCCCTCGCCGAATACGAGTCGAGAATTCAACTTCAAATGATCGACGACGCGTACCCGATCGAACTATCACTAACTAAAGTAACACCCAACGCTATACACGCTGCAGCAACGGCGCAACCGTTCCGCGGAAAAATACTTCGGGATTGGTGGAAGGATCAGGAATATAGCGTCGGGCGAGCATTTAAAGCCGCTGTTAAGTTGGGATTTGTTCAAGGCGAATCGATCCCACAAATAACTCAACGGGTTCGGGGTATTGGTAATATGACACGACGACAAGTCGAGGCGGTTGTTCGAACGGCTGTTCGTCATACCTCACAAGTCGCGATGACTGAAATATCGAAAGCAAACGCCGACGTTATCGAGGCCGAAGAATATGTCGCAACGCTGGACGGTCGAACGACGGCTATTTGTCAGTCATTGGATGGCAACCGATACCCGATTGAAAGTGGTCCGCGTCCGCCAGTGCATTTTAATTGCAGGAGCGTTCGCGTACCGGTACCGGCTGAATGGGCTACACTGTTCGGTAAGGCTGATCCGAATAGTAAATTAAATGATCGCCCGTTTGTTGCTGATAAACGCCGGGTAAAGGACATTCCGAAAAAAGATCGCGATAAAATAATTGGGTCGACGAAAGCGAAAACATACAACGACTGGTTAAAAACCCAAAAGAAGTCGTTCGTTGTGGATGTACTCGGTAAAAAGAAAGCCGATCTTTATCTCGACGGCGGCGTTTCGCTTGATCGTTTCGTCGACCGGAATGGGCGATCCTATACATTACCAGAATTGGAAAAACGTGAAAAACGAGCTTTTAATAATATTTCCGGTAATTAATGGCGGCGATAAACCGCTCGACATCGTAGAGTGTCCGAAGTGTAAGGGCGTGACATTTATCGACGTCCGACATACACTTCACCGAACGAAAACCGGTGTTAGTGCGGGAATAAAAGCGAAAGTTTGTTTAACATGCGTAATTAATGGCGAAATAGTGATGATGCGATGAGTACCGATCAAAATTATCTAACGTTGGGTAACGGCGATCTAACGCTTGACGCGTGGGGGCATCAAATTGTTTGCGAACGAATTTCGTTGTTTCATTCACTTTTTACTTTTGACGTTAGCCCGCGTTTATTTAATTTAAACGTTAACGGTACGTTCGTGACACTAATCGGGGCGACCGAAGCGGTATCGACTAACGGTCGACTCGTCGTTACTACCGATGGCACGAACGGAAATTATACGATCGTTGAGTCCAGGCGACATCCACGGTATCAACCGAACCGATCACATAGTTATAGTGCGTCGATTGGTATTCCGACACCGGTTAGCGCGGCGGTTCAGGATTTTGGGTTATTTAGTGATACAAACGGGGTGTTTTTTAGATGTAAAGCCGACGGCAATTTATATGCATGTATTATGACCGGCGCGGTATTAACGCATGAGGAAGAAATAACATTACCTGATACTTTCCCTACCGACTTCGATATTTCTAAGGGTCAAAATTACGATATACAATTCCAGTGGCGCGGCGTTGGAAATTATTGTTTTTATATGAGCAATCCCGAAACGGGGGCGTCGCAATTAGTACATAAAATTAAAGTTTTGGGAACGTTAGACGGGGTTTCGCTTGAAAACCCCGCTTTACCTATAGCATATCGCGTAACGTCGCTCGGTGCGGCGGATGGCCTCTGGTCGGGGTGTGCCGACGTAGCGAGTTCGGGCGGTATTAAAGATCGTTTACAATATTTCTCGTCGATTTCGAACTCTGTATCTTGCAGCACTGATACGCCGATTTTAGTTATTAGGCAACCCGATTTAATCGGTACTGAAATTAATACACGGGATATTAGACTCGTTCGGGTTTCGATTCTCCCTGATAAAAGGTCGTCCATCGATCTGTGGTTAACGCGTGATCCGACGGCAATCACAGGGGGATCGTTCGCCGCTATCGGTAACGGAAGCTACGTCGAGGAAAATTTAACAATGACCGCCGTTGATACGGGTAAAATGGTTCGTTTTAGCCGTATCATTGGTGAGCCGAACGTGCACGAAACACTTAATAACCCCGAACCTGATGTCATTGATTTTTATTTAATACACGGCGATTATTTGGTCGCTACGGGGAACGGGAGTTCAGTTTCGATTGAAACAATTTTCGAATGGGGCGAGGAAATATAATTTTATTAACGCGGCGAGGTCGCACTTTACAAGGTGAGGTAAAATATCATGGCAATAACAGCGGAATTTTTAAAATCAATCGGTATCGACGACGAGGAAATGTCGAACAAACTGATTAAACATTCAACCGACGATGAAGCGGGTTTAGTTAATAAACGCGACGAGTTGTTAGGTAAGATCACAACTTATAAAAGTAAATTAGAAGGTTTCGACGGCGTGGACGCCGAGAAATACCGCGAAATGGTTACGAAGCTCGAAGCGATAGCCGAAGCGGAAGATCTTAAAAACGGCGATTTCGAAAAGATCCGTTTAAAAATGCTTGAAGATTTCGAAAAGAAAGAAGGCGTTTCGTCTGCTACAATTACAAAGTTAATGGGTAAAATCGAGTCATTGATGATTGATTCCGAGGTTGTAAAAGCGATAGCGGACGCGAAAGGTAACTCGGATCTATTAATGCCATTATTGAAACAACGAATAAAAGTTGTTGACAAAGATGGCGAAATGGTTGTAAAAGTAAATGAAATAAACGGCGACCCCGCAGTCAATGACAAAGGCGAACCGTTGAGCATCATAAATTTAGTCGAAAAGTTTAAAAGCGACGAAAAATTTGCAGGTGCTTTTGATTCAAGCGGTTTGAGTGGCGGCGGCGGTAGTAATAACGACGGTACCGGTTCAGGCGGTAACGATGATAAAGTGTTCGGAGCGAAACGCATGGCGCAAGCCCGACAAAATAAATAAAAACCCATTTTCGGATGGTCGGCTAGGCCGTTTAAAACCTCTGGTAAGGCTAGGGATAAAATTATCTTTTAATTAATTGGAGGTTTCCGGCTATGGCCTTAACTCTATTAGAATATGCTAAATTAGCATCAGGCGATCAGCTTAAACAAGGTGTGATCGAATTGTACGCAGGTTCGTCCGGCGTACTGGCTGCGTTACCGTTCGAAAATATTCAAGGTAACGCGTTAAAATATAACACTGAAGATTCGCTACCTGGCGTCGGTTTCCGTGGTATTAACGAAACTTATTCGTCATCTAACGGTGTTATTAATCCCCAAACGGAAGGTTTGACCATTGCGGGCGGTACGTTGGACGTCGATCGTTTTTTGATTAAAACTCAGGGCGAAGGTGCACGTTCACGCCACGAAGCGATGAAGGTTCGCGCCTTATCGTTGAACTGGACTAAAAAATTCATTAAAGGCGATACGAACAGCGCGCCGAAAGAATTCGACGGTTTGCAAGTTCGTCTGGTTAACGGTCAGTTAATCGCGGCGGGTGCCACTTCGGGCGGTGACGCTCTATCATTGGCTAAACTCGATCAAACAATCGATCAAGTTGTTAACCCTTCACACCTGATCATGAATAAAACGATGCGTCGTCGTTTAACGGCTGCTGCTCGTAATAGTTCAGTCGGCGGGTTCATTACAATCGAAATGGATCAGTTCGGTAAACAAATTCACTCATATAATGGGTTGCCAATTATCGAACTTGACCTCGATAATGAGAGTAATGCGATCCTACCGTTCACCGAAGCTAATCCAGGCGGCGGTTCGGCTGCGTCAACTTCGATTTATTGCGTAAGCTTTAATGAAGATGGTGTCATGGGTATTCAAAACGGCGAAATAGATGTCGAAGATTTAGGACTAACCGACGACGGTACGTTGTATCGTACACTTGTCGAATGGTATTCATCTTTCGCGGTATTTCATGGGCGCGGTGCGGCACGTTTGCACGGTATCACTGACGCTGCAGTCGTAGTTTAATAGCGGCTTAACTTAGGAGTAAATCATCATGGGAAACCGTGTAGCTCAAATTTATGACACAGATCTCGTATTGCGTGCATCCGGATCGGCTGAAACTTCAACCGCTTCGGAAACTGGTATCGCGTTCGACGTTCGTAAAATCGGCGATTATAAAGCCGTTATTCAATACAGCGGAATGGACTTTACGACAACCGACGAAACTTATGTTTTCTCGATTGAAGTGTCCGATCTTGTTGGTGGTACTTATACCGCAATCGCAACGATGCCCGACATTGGTTCGGCAACGGCGACGGGTCGCCTCGATATACCGTTAAGCGGTAAGATCGCGGAAGTGATCGACGCTGATTCGGCGTTCATTCGCGTAACGGCAACGTTAGGCGGTACGAGTCCGAGTATCGACTACGATTGTTTCTTAACTAAAAATTAAGAATGGATCCGCCCTTCGGGGCGGCACTTTTAATCTCTAGGAGAATAAAAAATCATGGCTAATAAATTCGATCCGGAAACGGGACAACCTATTAAAGCAGCAAAACAAACAGTTTACGAAAAAGAATCGGGAAAGCCGCTTCAATGTGAGCCTGTGGATGTAGCTGAATTAATTAAGTCGGGGTTTTATGTTAAAGATAAAGCGGACGTTAATAAGAAATCTAAAACCGCGAAAAGTGACGATAAGAAATCGAAAAAGAAGTAGATCGAATTAAAATTATATAACCGAAAGGGAGGGTTCGCCCTCCTTTTTTTACGAGGACTTTAAAAAATGGCGTTAGTTGTCGAAGATGGTACGGGACTTTCGACCGCGGAAAGTTATATTTCAGTCGCCGACGCGGATACTTATATCGCGGCTTATAAAGGCGCTAATACCACATGGGACGACGCGACCGACGCGACGAAGGAAGTCGCCGCCAGGCAAGCGACGCAATATATCGACGGCGTGTACAACTGGAAAGGCGAAATTTATTCGTCCGGTCAGGCATTAGATTGGCCTCGGAATTATGTTTATAACGATCGCGGCTTAATGGAAACCGGCGTCCCGACGAAGTTAGAGCAAGCAACCGTCGAAATGATGTTTTTAATCGTTACCGGTACGACGATTAACGTTAACGTCGACCGCGGCAAACAAACGAAGCGTGAAAAAGTCGACGTGATCGAGGTCGAATACGAAAACGGCGCAAGTCAACAACCATCATTCCCCGAAGTTAATCGCTTACTCGCCGATCTTGTGATTTCGGGCGGTACGGTTGTGAGGGGTTAAATAACTAAAAGAGGTAAGTAATAATGGCTGACCAAGTACAAATAGATTTTTCAAACAACACAGCGCGTAAATTCATGGAGCGACTGATCCACATGGTTAGTGACTGTAGAATTTATCGTGATGATTGGGACGCAAATCAAGCGGGTGCTAATGCTTTCCCTATGGATGGTACTGATGTTTTTGATAACAAAGACGGTTCAGCACCAAGAACCGATGCCCCAGTATTACAACAAGCAGACTTGGAATCATTAAGAAATATTGCAAATAACATAGCTAACCAATTAAGTCCTGCCGCTGAACAAGTATTGATAGGTAAAATGGTACGTTCTTATGATGTTGTGATGAAAAGTTAATTTATGAACCCTTATACTTATCGTGCTATGCACCCTAGAGCACTCCCCTCTTATTACCAATGTAAAGATATTTATTTTGCGGGTGTGGCTGGGTTTAGAGTTCGTACTACTGTAGGTTTTGTCCATAACGCAATTTTGGATATGAGTTTAAAATGCCTTCAACACTGACTTATGCTGCCTCTGGTGGAAGTGATACCGCAGCAAGTGGAGCTGGCCCTACTACTGCAATCACAGGTTCGTCTGCTACAAATGGTGCAGGTAATGTTGTTAATTTAAATGGCTCACCTGATTTAAGTGGTGTAGCGGTTAATGATGTTATCTGGGTAAATTCCGCTACAACTAATCGACATCTTTCCAGAATCACAGCCGTTGATGATGGCGCGGATACTGTGACCACCGAAGACTTATTAGTTTTAACGGGTGAATCGTGGGCTATCGGTGGCGAACGTCAAACTTTAGAAAACGATACCGGCAACCGTGACTGGCTGGATTACAAATCAGGCTGGACGATTCAGTTTGATGCAGGAGTTTATAATATAACAGCAGAACTAATCCCTGGCGAGATGGGGGATGATACAGACGGATTCTTGACACTTAAACAGTTATCTGGTGCGGCGACCGTTCCTGAAATTGCTCATGATACGACGAGCGAACGAGCAGTTAATTTAACAGCAGCCACATGTCGAGTTAATTTAATCGGCCTTAATATAAGCAATGCAACAACATGGTCAGGCGGAAGCATAATTAGAACAGCAAGCGGTAATGGTATTATAAATATCATCAATTGTGATGTTGAGGGTAAAGCAGCTTCAGGCACTGCACCTGCAATTATAGGAGCAGCAGCAGATGTTGTTAATCTCCTCGGTAATTATGTACACGGTCAAATAGGTCATGGGGCGGAAATCCCATCGGGTAGTCGTCAAACAGGATTAATACAAGGAAATTGGTTTGATGGTGGGGACGGTATAGGTATAAGAATTCAGGCGACTGGTAGTTTTACTTCGCAAGATGTTATACGAAATATAGTCTCTAACTTTACAGGGGACGGAATAGAGATTGACAATAGTGGCGATACAAGTATGAGTAACGTCCTAAATAATACTATTTATAATTGTACAGACGGTATCAGTATCTTAGACCCAATGACCAACGCTGCTGTTAATGCTAGAAATAATCTTCTTGTTAATAATTCGGGTTATGGGATTACTGCGGTTAGTGGTGCTACTGCATTACACACCTTTGAAGATTACAATGCGTTTTATAATAATACTTCTGGTGAAGTTGAAAACATAACGCAAGGCGCTAATGATATAACATTAACGGCTGACCCATTTACCGATGCAGGGAGTGATGATTTCACTTTAAACAATACAGCGGGTGGTGGAGCATTATGTAAAGCGGCAGCCTTTCCTACTGCATTTTTAGGTATGTAATTAGTGGCTAACTTCCTAGATATAGGTGCAGTACAAACTGACGGCCTTGATATTGGTGCATTACAATCGGAGGTCGACGCTGGAGTTACGCTAATCGTCGCGGATTGTACGCACGCGGTCGCGGTCGATTCTCCAGCGTTAACGCAAGCGAATACGCTCGTTTTAGCGGACGCATTACATGCAGTCGCGGTCGATTCTCCAGTATTAACGCAAGCAAACATCTTAACAATTCAGGACGCGTTACATAGTGTCGCCGCGGATAATATAACGTTAAGTGCTTTAATTACGTTAATCGTAGCGGATACCCTGCACGCGGTCGCGGTCGATTCTCCAGTATTAACACAAGCGAACACACTCGTTATAGCGGACGCGCTACATAGCGTCGCCGTGGATAATATAACCCTCGGTGTCGGTGTGACGCTTATCGTCAGTGACGCGACTCATTCGGTCGCGGTTGATTCTCCCGTACTAACCCAAGCGAACGTCCTAACAATTCAGGACGCATTACATAGCGTTGCGCTCGATAATGTGAATATTACGCAAGCGAATACGCTCGTTATAGCGGACGCATTACATAGCGTTTTAGTCGATAACATATTGTTAAGTATCCCATCAGGTGCTATAACACCACTGGAACGGGTATTTTTAATCCCAGGCGAAGATCGTGCTTTTATTATCGTAAGCGAGGATCGAATTTTTCTTGTTGAGTCTGAGGATCGAATTTTTAAAGTTACGAGGTAAGTTAAAATGAAATTCAAAGTTTTAGAAACGTTCAAACATGGACACGCTACTTTCGAGGAAGGTAACACACACGATTCGGAAAAATTAGGTTTTACCGATGAATTAATCGAAGTGTTTCACGGAGCGGGATGGGTTGAATTAGAAGGTCGCGAAAATAACGATCTCAATTTAACCGAACGAACAGTAATTCCCGACAATGTGATGCACAATAATTTAACGGGCGAGGTTTAATACAATGGCAAAGGCAGCGAATGACGTCTTTATCGACGGCGGTTTAGATCGAATCGACGACTGCGTTACGTTGTCGGTATGTTCAGGGCAACCGGCGAATTATGCGGGTATAGCGGCGGTCATGCTTGCGGCGGTCACATTGACGGCGGGTGACGGTGGTGGCGACTATACGAAGGCCAACGGTGACACAAACGGGCGTAAATTATCGGTTCTAATACAGTCGGCAATCTCGATCACGTCAACCGGTACCGCGACCCATGTCGTACTTGATGATGGTACCGACATTTATGTTACGACGTGCACCAGTCAAGCGTTAACGAGTGGCGGCACTGTAACCGTTCCGGAATGGGACATCGAAATCGCTGATCCGGTCTAATGAGTATCGCGACAATAGAAAAAGACGTCGATGCGGTTCTCGATTATAAATTCGACTGGAAAACGAATACTAACGGGCGCGGCTTTACCGACTGGCTCGAATCAGGCGAAACAATATCGAGTCAAACGATAACCGCGGATAGTGGAATAACCGTCGATTCGAGCGCAATCACCGATACAAGTACGACCGTGACAGTATGGCTTTCGGGCGGTACCGCGGGAACATCTTACGAAATTGCTTGCGAAATAGTCACATCGGCGGGTCGTACCGACGAACGAACCGGAACGATCAGCGTTGTCGAACGATGAGGTTTTATTCCGGATTACAGACGGTCGCGGCGAACCTGTTAACGAGTAAAGGTCAATTGTTGACGTTCACTCGTGACACCGAAACGGCACACGATCCAGGTACCGGCGAAATTCAATCGACGCCCTCGACATATACCGGAAATGGTGTCGCGTTAAATTATAATAAAAATGAAATCGACGACACGAACGTTTTACGAGGCGACATTAAATTAATTTTAGAGGCGACAACAACCGCGCCAATTATCGGCGATAAGGTTACGATCGACGCTATCGTTTATCGGGTTATGGGTATCAAAACGACGTCACCCGCCGAAACTGTGGTTATATACGAGATTCAGTTGAGAAAATGAGTTTTTCTAAAGACATCAACCGATTTGGTCGGAAACTTGAAAAAACGGCGGAAGCTATTTTCCGCGGGACTGCACTTGATTTATTCTCGCGAATCGTTAAACGTACACCGGTTATGGATGGCCCTTTGCGTGGTAATTGGCAAATAGGGTTAAACGTTGCACCTAAAGGTAAGTTAAATACGGCGGACAAAAACGGAGCGAACACAATCGCCACAGGTAATAGTAAATTACGCGCGGTTAAATTAGGTGATTCGGTTTTTGTTACCAATAATTTACCTTATGCTGGTGTAATTGAACATGGTGGTAAAAATCGGCGCCCACATGGTATGGTGAAAGTTACCGTCGCGGAATATCAAAACGTTGTTAACGCTAACGCGAGGAAAGCGAGAAAATGACCGCTTTCGTCGATATTAGTCAGGCGCTTGATGAACAACTCGACGCGATGGTCGGAAAACCTTCGGTCGCGTGGGAAAATAAAGAATTTGCGCCGGTGATGGGTGAGACGTATATCCGCCCGACGCATATCCCCGGTGAATCGTTACCTGATACAATCGGTGTAACCGACGGGCGTGATCTAAACGTCGGCGTCTATCAGATCGATATTTTTACCGAAGCGAACAAAGGTAAAAAAGCTTTGCTCGAAATGATGGACAAAGTTGCGCTACAATTTAAACATGGTACGCAGTTGACAAGTAACAGCGTAATTGTTGAAATAAAGAGCGTAAGCCGTAAAATGTCGATTCGAGACGCTAACGGATGGCATGGCGGTATTATTGAAATTATTTATTATTCGTTTACAGCGAGGCGCTAAAAATGAGAGAACCTATAAAAGTCTATCCGCCAGGCGGAGGGGTACCGGTAACACCACATCCAACGAAAGTTGATGAGATGTTAGAAAAAGGATGGACGCTTGAAAATACAGAAAAAGCGCCTGTTAAATCTAAAACAG